CTCGGTTACTGCCTTCTTAACGGCTGAAGCAAAATTGACAATATACGGAGATACCTTCTTATATAGTTCAGAGTTTTTAATCGGCTCAAGAAGACCGATAGCTACATTCTTAAGATATCTAGCTGCCAGTCTTGGATCTCTCTTAAGGAGCTTAAAAAAATTACTGGCTACTTTGCCAGCCCGTTTCAGTTTGTCAGACTCTATCGCAGTTTTATAAACTGAGTCGGCGAAACTGCGAATTCGATCGGTTATACCTTTTATACGGTTTTGAAAGTCTTCAGAGAAAACATAATTTTTAAACTTTGTAAAAAGATCCGTGACATAAGAAGATACCGTTTCGAATACCTTCATATCCTGAATCTTCTTTGTAACCGATGAGATTCCATCGCCAAGATTACTGAGAATATCAATAAACCTTGTGCCAGCTGCCGCTAATAATGGGGAAACGAATCTGGCTATAAAGTCCGAAGCAATGCGAATGGCAGTTGTAAATCCATCCCATACCAATTGCCCGAAAGACTTAACGCCTTCACCAATAGAAGCCAACTTTTTGCTAAGCGCATCAGAAGACCAAAAAGCCTTGAAGGACTTTGCCACGCCATCTATTCCGTTGGTGATTGGTGATATGGCGTCCATTATAGCAGAAATACCTTTTTCGAAGACTTTATTCTCTTTAAGACTTTTTCTAAGATTGCTAATGTATTGGCCAACGCTTCCAACAATAGTCAAAATTATATTTCCTAGAGGCGCCAGTTTAGAGCTCAATTGCGACGCACCATTCGCCATCGCACCGAACAAATCGGTAAACATACCCAGAAAGTCTTTAAAACCGACAAATCCCAAGGCGAGATTGCGAGTATTTTCCTGAATCACGCGTTGATTCTCGGTAGCTTCCCTCTGAGCAGCACTCTCCATCTTACTGGTAACATCTTCTCGACCTTCGAGGGCAGAAACTACTTCGGTCTCAAAAGATGCATAATCGCCGAGAAACTTCGCCATCCCTTTGAGGGATGTCAGTTTATGCTTCATCAAAGCCGGGGTCTTCTGCGCCTGCGCGTTAAGCTGATTGATTCTGTCGATCTTTTTGGCTAACTCATCAGCATCGCGACCGCCGCCAGCGATATACGTCGAGAGATCAGCATAAGCATCTGCCAACTCATTAAAGGTCTGTTTTGTTCCAGCCTTCATTTTGACAGTGCCCGTATCTATCATGCCCCTAGTTTCTTCGGAAGCTTTTTGCGCAAACTCCTGCAACTCAGCTAGATCGCCGACGACTTCCGATACAGCCTGAGAAGCTCCGGTCGCCTCCGACTCAATACTATCCAGCTCGAACATCTCTCGGATATGCATAAAGGAGCCAAACCGGGAAGTCAATTCCTCCAGGCCTTGGCTGAGCTCAGCCAGTTTTTTACCGAAAGATTCCGCGCTCCCCTCGCCAAATCCGAAGACTGATGCGATTCTTAGGACGCCGTCATAAACATTGTAAAATGCGTGTATAAGCGCCTCAGCACCGCCTGCTTCTCTCCAGGTTCTGAGAATACCATTTCGGAATTCAGCCAAAGGAGCCATCGTTTCCTGAAGAACCGTAGCCAGATCCGTCCAAAGATTAGTCGCTTCGTCGACATTGCCAAACATCAAACGGAAAGATTCAGACCATCCGGAAGAGACCGAGTCCTTAACCGCATCAATGGCGTCGCCAAAGGTACGGGCTTTCTGTGCAGCAAAATATGCCTTTCGGCCAAAGTCAGTTGACCTATCAGCAAACTTCTGCATCGTCTTGACAAAGACGTCGCTGGTTAGCCACCCATACTGCAGGGTGTCGGCCATGTTTTTGGCATCAACGAGAACGGGATTTTTGAGCTCCTTCCCGTTCTTCATCGTGACGAAATAATCTTCACCAGACTTCGTCAGCATGCCCATAGCACCGGCAGTTTCAACCAACTGCTTCTGAACATCCTCGGTGGCCATGTTGGCCGTCATGACCGACTTCCAGTCCTGCTTCTTAAATACGCCGGCGCCCATGCCCTGCGAGAGTTCCCGCAAGACGCCAGTAAATCTAGGATCGGATGCGGCCAAGCCTGCCTTAGCCGCCCAGTTCGCGATACCCTCCATAGACATCTCAGCCGTGTCCAGATCGTGAACGCCAGCAGCAATGAACTTCGACATGTTGTCGATCATGCCGCTGAAGGAATAGCTGGTCTCGTCCGAGTAATCACGGAGTTTCTTCAGGGTGTCGTATATTTTTTGTGTTCCGGCCTCATTGTCCAATTCCGGAAGCGCGTTTCGCATGGTTGCGATAGCACGCGTCTCGGTATCGTACTTGCTAAAGCCTTCCTCTTTTCCTCCAAAAAGCAGCTTCTTCGGGACATCAAACACCATTTTCTTAGCGGTGTTCATGGCGAAGTTGAGCATTTTGGACTCGACGTCATGAATTGTTTCGCCGATAACAGAAAAACGTTTGTTCAGATTATCGAGGGAATTCTCCATTCCGGAGAAGTTGATGCCTTTGGCCGTATCCTCAAGTGACTGAAGGCTTTTTGTAGCTTTGTCGAGCTCAAGACCCTTCTTCAAATCTTCAAGGGTCTTAAGGCTTTCCCGAACACCCTTCTCAAATTGTGAGTTTTCGAATTGCATCTCTACAACCCGATTATCAACTGTCGTACTCATCCTTTAGTCACCTCCCTCCAAACGTCTGCCGCTATCTCATCAAAGATCGGCTTTAGCGCCGGGTTGATAAAATCGCGGCCCTGTACATAACCGCCTGTTCCGGTTCCATGTCCATACTGTATTAACAGCGCAATACACGGAATGTTCGGGTTAGACGTCATGTTATCATTCACCCAATAGACATGAAGAGCGCCTGTATCCTGCACAATCTCGTAATGCCAGCTGGCTGCGGTCAATCCAGTATCTTTTGGTGTCGCAGCAGCTAATGCATCCACACCGCGCTGTGCCAAAACTTCAACGCGCTTTTTCCAACTTCCCCTGGCGACACGTTTTAAAAACCACTCTGTGGCTTTCAAATCGCCTTTTTGCTTAAAACGAATAATCATCCCTTACTACCGCTCCTTGCCCTACGCATCGCATTCAAAGAACGATTGCGGTTCATCACATCTCTCTTGCTCATCTTCTTCTGAGGTTGACTCTTAATTGAGCAAACGCGAATCAACGTTAGAAGACGATTCAAATGCCATTTCTCGCACTCAAATGGTATATTAAGTGCGGTCATGGAATAATAGATAACCTCAGAGGTGATGATTTCTTTACTCTTGTGCTGATCCTTATCATTGAACCAGGTAGCGGTGGAAGGATCATCGATATATGCGTTTATCTCATCCAGCGTCTTTTTATCGATGCAATACTGATAAACTAATGGATCGACATTCTTGTTGATCGTCATGCAACGGATGTAATCCAGGGATTCTTCCATTGTCTTCGGATCTTTTGAGAGAAACGGCTTGTGCCATTTAGACTCCCATTTTGAAATAGAGACGAGAGAATGCTCCAGTTGCAAAGTCTGATCTTTGACTTCGATGAATTCGTTTTTCGACTCATCGAACAGCTCTCGTCCTTTTATCTTAACCTGGAGCATCTCACGCCTCCTCATATATTAAGCGGGATTGGCCGCCTGCTTTTCTGCCGCTTCGCTAACCGCCTTAGGAACGATTCCGTTAATAAAAGCCGTAGCGGCATTGGCATCACTTGCCAACTCCATAAACAAATCGGAATACGCTTCCGTCTGAGAAAACGCCTCCGACAACTCTTTCGATTTAATAAAGCGCTTGCCGTCAGGAGACTTCTCGCCATAGGAATCCAGAATGATCTGCTCAAAAATCGGAATGATCCTCGGGATGTCCTGCTCAGCAATGATCTTCTGGAGCATCTTCTCAAGACCGCCGTCCGTTCCAAGCTGAAGCTTGATGCACTCAGCGCGGGTCAGGTTAAAGAAGAAATCCTCGGTGCGCTCGTTTCCGTCATAGTCGGTATAGGTCATCGTTTTCTTATACATGTGGTTTTTCCTCCTTGCATTAAAACGTAAAAATAAAAAGAAACGGCCCTGCTTTCCGGACCGAGAGCCATTAAGCACTCAGCATCAGAAAGCAGGGCAGAAGTAATTAGACCGTGGCCAGAAGCGCCATGACCTCATGAGGAAGCGGCAGATGAGCTTCTTCCTCGGTAGTGCCATACAGAGCATCTTCAAGAGCAGCAAGGCCGGTAGCAGTCGCCTTCGTAGAATCGATGGTAAGAACAGCCGTCGGCTTCAGTTCACTGTGACCAGTGATCGCGATAGGCGTGGTGTCAAACTCCCAGCTGAACGTGATTGCGTCAGGAGAATCGTTGATCGTCTCATACGCCTTTTCAGACGGAGAGCAAGTCGCGTTGTAAACCAGGTGAAGCAGATAACCACGGTTCGGATCCGCGTCATCGCCAATTTCAGTTCTGTAAGAAAGGCCGAACGGAGAACGGGTCTGCTGACCGATCTTCAGGCCGGGAGCAGTCTCAATAACCGCAGAGCCGTCGCATACCGCGAACTCGTCCGGATAGGTATACGCCTCGATCGTACCGCCAAAGGTTTCAGCAGAACGCATAGAAGCATACTTAATGTTATCAGCCCACAGATCCGTAGGCTCGGCACCATCAGGGCTCTCAGTGACACCCGTCAGGCCATTCCACGCAACGCCCTTCGGATAATTGCCGTCCTTGTCCTGATTGTACAGAACGCCATGCTGTACACCAGACTCATACCGTTTCTGACCAGTTGTATCCCATTCAAGTCTTGCCATGGGTAAGTCCCTCCTAAATATCAATAATAAAGTTCAAAGACAAAGTGATTTAAATAATCTACTGCATACGATCGGTCCATTCGACAATAAGGCAGCTTTGCAACCAAATCCGGTATTTCGGAATCAGGATTCCGGTCAATCACAGTAACCGTGTAACGATTCAATCCAAGATATCGAAGATTGTCGGCATAACGCGGAGCATCGCCTGATAATCTGTAGATGATGCATGGATAAAGCAACTTTACAGTTTCTGGCGGCTGATAAAAGACACGCTTCTCAGGCACCTTTGCGAAATTAGCCATTACGTCGCACAGTTTTGTATGAAGATCAATCCTCCGGCCCATTGTAAACGCCTCCGATCGTAAGAAGCAGACGAGGCTGCTGGACTTCAACATCCGTAACCTTCCAGCGAGCGCCCATCCAGGAAACGTATCGAATGGCGAAGAAATGGTTGTAAGCATAGGCGTCAGCGACAATTGAAATCATGTTGCTCACATTCAGATTATCGTTGGCGCTTTCCCCTCTTTCCCAACGCCGCGTATTGCGAACTACATCGCCATAGTACATACGCTTGACAATGTGGTTGGCTTCAAAGACGCCCGGTGCGGTTTCTACAGTTTCTGCATAACCGACTTCGCCATAAAACTTCGCCATCCCATCGCCCCCTTACCTGCGGCCCAGGCTTTCCC